CTGCTGAGGGAGCTATGATTAATAAACCAAAAAAATTAATGGGTGGTGGACCAGCAGGTTTTCTAAGCATATTTAAAAAAAAGGATAAACCAAAACAAGTTAAAGATGAGAATAACAAGCCTGCAAAGAAAAAGAAAAAAAGATTAGAAGAATTAAAAAAAGAAATTGAAAATTTAAATATGGGTGGAGTAGCTAAAACTGCTGGAGCTCAATCTGCGATGGGTAGATTAGAAAAATCTGGAATGAAATTTACTAAAGGCGGTATGGCAGATTATTATAAAGATCTAGTGTAATGCAAAAAAACATTCAGTACCTCAAAGAAGGTGGCTTAAAAAAATGGTTTCAACAAAAATGGGTGGATATTGGAAGCAAACGAAAAGATGGTTCCTACGCACCTTGTGGCCGTTCCAAATTAGCAGCGGATCGAAAGAGAGCTTATCCAAAATGCGTCCCTGCTGCAAAAGCGGCAAGGATGACAGAATCCCAGAGGCGGAGTGCCGTTGCAAGGAAAAGAGCTAGAGCTCAAGGTGTTGGCGGTAAACCAACTAATGTTAAAACATTTGCAAAATCATAAAAAATTCTTATAGTCTAAATATGCGTGAAGCAATTCTAAAAGCTTTAGAAGATAAATACAACGCTCAAATTTCTGAGGCGGATGCCACTATAAAAATTTATTTAGAAAATTCTGTAGGAATAGGAGAACATCCACAACACATTGAAGAATGTGATAAACTAATTGGTAAGATAGCAGAGGCAGAGGATAAATTACAAATTTTAAAAGAATTTAAATGATAGGCGGAGACAGCATCGAGTATGAGTTACTTGAGAAGTGCTGTAAACTAATAAAAAACTCAGATCCTTTAACTTGTGAGATTGGTGTTAGATTAGGCATGGGCTCAGAAGTCATTTTACAATCATTAAAAGATAAAAATCATTGGCATATAGGTATAGATCCTTATGGAGATATAAATTACGATCATTTTGATAAGGACTCAACTATCAAACATATAGATGGTCAAAATCCAACTTATCCAAATGATATGAAACTAACACTTCTTCAATCTTTAAATTTTAGTAATTTTAATTTGTTTCAAATGTCAGATGATGACTTTATGGCTAGATTTTACGATGGAGTTCCTATTTACAATCAAGGTAAAAAACAAATAAAAAATGAATATGATTTAGTGTTTTTAGATGGACCACACAAAACTATTGACGTTCTAAAAGAATTAGTATTCTTTGGTGAAAGATTAACAATGGATGGTTTCATTATTTTAGATGATTATGAATCTTTTAAATTTGACTTATGTATTAAAGTCGGAGAACTAATTAATGTAAAACCAATGCACGTGGGTAAAAATAAAATAGTGATGAGAAAATACAATGGATCTCAAAGTAATTGATAATTTTTTACCAGAAGAGGAGTTTGAAAAAATAGAAACAAATCTTATGGGTCATATGTTTCCTTGGTATTATGTAAGTAAAATTACTGATGAGGATAGTAAGTTAAGTAGTCCTGGATATCAGTATCAATTCTGCCATATATTTTTTGCTGAACATCAAATAATATCTAATTTTTATCCCTTGTTAACTCCTGTTTTAGAAAAACTAAAAGCAAAATCTTTGTTTAGAATTAAGGCTAACTGCATACCAAAAACACCTTCAACAGTTAGACATGGATTTCATATTGATACAAAAGATTGTAGGACAGCCATACTTTTCATAAACTCTAATGATGGGGCTACAGAATTTAAAAGCGGTAAAACTATTTATAGTAAAAAAAATAGATTAATTGAATTTGATTCTAACATGTATCATAGAGGCACCACGTGCACTGACTCACACACGAGAGTAAATATAAATTTTAATTATTATAAATTTAACGAAGGAGAAACTTTTTAATGGATCCATATACAATATCACTTGTTCAAAAAATGATTTCAAGAATTCTTGAGAGATGTAAAACACACGCTATATATGGTGTTGACAGTTGGGATGAGCTACAATATATTAGGGGGCAAATCAGATCATTAGAAGATCTGCAACAGGAAATAAAAGACCTGCTGTCAAAAACGGAGAATATAGATGAACAAGTCCACGGAGACACCGAAACGGACTGAAGCACTCTTAGATGCTTACAAAGCAAGACAAGAAGTTGAAACAGTCCTCGATCCAAAAGCGATCAAACAATCAACATTAGATAAATTACCAAGCCCAACAGGATATAGATTATTAGTATTACCTTATGGTGGTCCTAAAAAAACTAAGGGCGGAGTTTATCTTGCAGACTCAACACAAGAAACAATACAGATGACCACTGTGTGTGGTCTAGTATTAAAAATGGGAGACCTTTGTTATTTTGATAAAGAAAAGTTTCCTAAAGGACCTTGGTGTAAACTAAATGATTGGATTATTTTTAGTAGATACGCAGGTTCAAGATTCAAAATAGATGGTGGTGAAGTAAGAGTTTTAAATGACGATGAAGTCATCTCAACTATATCTGATCCATCTGATATTTTGCACCATTACTAAGGAGGACAAATGGCAGAAGAAAATAAAAATCCAGAGGTTGATTTAGATACCGATGGCGTTACAGAACAAAACGTAGATGTTCCTGAAGCAAAAGAACCTGATGAGTCTTTTGCTCCAAAAGAAAATGTTGACTTAGGTTACACAGATGTTTCAACAGATGAAGATAATGTAACTGGAGAGAAAACAGCAAAAGAACTTTTACAAGAAACTAAACAATTAGAGCCAGAACCTGAGCCAGTTGCAAAAGAAGAAGCTGACGAAGATGAGGGTTTAAAAGATTATTCTGATAAAGTTCAAAAAAGAATAAAAAAATTAACATTTCAGGTAAGAGAGGCAGAAAGGAAAGAAAGAGCTGCACTTGATTATGCTAAAGGCTTAAAAGAAAAATTTGAGTCTGCTGAAAAAAGGTTTGAAGAAACCGATACAAATTACCTTAAAGAATATGATGCTAGAATTGATGCAGAAAGAGATCAAGCAAAAAATGCATTAAAATTAGCTTTAGATTCACAAGATAGCGAGAAAATTATGGAGGCTAATGATGCCTTAACAAAACTTGCTGTTGAAAAAGAAAAAGTTTCTATGTCTCTACAGGACAAAGAGGCAAGAAAAAAAGAACAAGAGTCACAACCTCAAGCTCAAGAACAGGTAACTCCACCAGTTAGTCAAAGAGCTCAAAAATGGGCAGAAGACAACGATTGGTTTGGATCTGACAGAGTTTTAACTAATGCTGCTATGAGTATACATGAAGAACTGGTACAGCAGGGCATTGACGGGGAAAGTGATGAATATTATAATCAAATCAACAAACGTATGAAGGAGTATTTCCCTCAAAAGTTTGCACAATCTTCTACTGAAGAACAACCACAGAAGGCTGCACCCGTCCAAAACGTAGCCTCCGTAAGTAGAAGACAGGGTGGACGCAAGTCTGTGAAACTCACCAAATCACAGGTAGTTATCGCTAAGAAATTAGGGGTGCCACTAGAGGAATACGCAAAATACGTGAAGGAAGGAGTATAACATGGAAAAAATTAAAACTTCACGCACGTCCGATACGAGAGAGAAAGTTTCTCGTAAGAAAGATTGGACTCCACCATCCAGTTTGGATGCACCAGCTGCACCGCAGGGTTATGCACATAGGTGGATAAGAACTGCAACGGCAGGTTTCGAAGATGCTGCAAATGTATCTAAGAAACTTAGAGAGGGTTGGGAGTTTGTGAAAGCTGAAACACTATTAAGTGAAATAGGTGAACACGATTATCCAATAATCTCAGAAGGAAAACATGCTGGTCTCATCGGAATTGGTGGCCTTGTGTTGGCAAGGATACCAGAAGAGATTTTGAAAAGTCGTGCTGAATATTTTAGTAAGATTACTCAAGATAGAACAAAAGCGATTGATCAAGATCTTATGAAGGAACAACACCCGGACATGCCAATCAATATTGATAGGCAGTCTAGAGTTACCTTTGGTGGTAGTCGTAAAAAATAATTTTTTTGCATTACCTACCCTAAGTAGCTTGGATTAATAATAATAAGGAGAAACTAAACTATGGCTAACGTAAGTGAAAAGTTTGGTCTAAGACCATACAGAAAACTTGACGGAACACCTTTAGTAGGAGCTCAGAACAGATATACGATCAAAGCAAACTATGGAACTGCAATATTCCAAGGTGATTTGGTAATTCCAACATCAACTGGTAATATTGAGAAACATACAGCTAACACATCGGATGCTGTTGTGGGTGTTTTCAATGGAGTCTTCTATACTGATCCAACTACATCGAAACCGACATTTAAGAACTTTTATCCAGGTTCAATCAATGCAAGTGACATCGTTGCATTTGTTGTTGATGACCCAGATGCTGTGTTCTTAGCGGATGCTGATGCGGCTTTTACAAGAGCGGATCTTTTTAAGAACTACTCAATGACAAACACTACAGGTGTGACTCAAACAGGAATATCAAAAGCTCAGCTTGATGTGAGCGTTTCTGGAACAGCAGGTACTTTTGTAATACAAGCAATTGATATCTCACAAGATCCAGATAATAGCGACACAGCAAATGCGAATGCTAATATTCTTGTAAGAATAAACAATCACTTCTACAGAAGTGGTACAGGTCTAGCGTAATAAGGAGATAAATAACTATGGCAATAAGTAGATCACAGCTAGTTAAAGAACTAGAGCCAGGTTTGAACGCCTTGTTCGGCCTGGAATATAATAGGTATGAAAATCAGCATGCTGAGATTTATACTACAGAAACATCTGACAGAGCTTTTGAAGAAGAAGTGATGTTAGCGGGATTTGCTTCTGCACCGACTAAACAAGAAGGTGCTGGAGTCGTGTTTGATCAAGCGAATGAAACATTCACAGCTAGATACACTCACGAAACAATCGCACTAGCATTTGCTATAACTGAAGAAGCGATCGAAGATAACCTATATGACAGACTTGCAGCGAGATACACAAGAGCTCTTGCAAGATCAATGTCAAATACGAAGCAAGTTAAAGCAGCTAACGTATTGAACAATGCACAGATTACTACTGTAACAGGTGGTGACGGAGTATCATTAATTAATGCTTCACACCCACTTTCAACTGGTGGTACATTCTCAAATGTTCTTGCGACAGCAGCAGATCTTAACGAAACTTCGTTAGAGCAATCGTTAATCGACATTGCTGGGTTCGTAGATGAAAGAGGCTTAAAAATAGCTTCTCAAGGTAGAAAAATGATAATTCCAAAAGAATTACAATTTACTGCTGAGAGAATCATGAAGTCTCCTATGAGAACAGGAACTGCTGATAACGATATCAATGCAGTAAGAAGCATGGGAATGGTACCAGAAGGGTATGTTATTAATAACTTCCTAACTGATACAGACTCGTTCTTCCTATTGACTGATATACCTAACGGATTCAAAATGTTCGTTAGATCACCAATCAAAACTGCAATGGAAGGTGACTTCGATACTGGTAACGTAAGATTTAAAGCTAGAGAAAGATACTCTTTTGGATTTTCTGATCCAAGATGTGTATTTGGTAACGGAAATTTACCAACTAGTTAATAGATAATACGTAAGGTATTACATTAAGGGGCGGTGTTCACATCGCCCCTTTTTTTATGTATAATATAAAAACCTAGATAAATTATTATGTCGACTGGCTAGGCGGACGGTATAGAGACGGCATAATCAACGCTATACAAAGGAGAATATTATGGCAAACACAACGTTTTCGGGACCAGTAAGATCGAAAAATGGTTTCATTAACACAGGGCCAGGTGCGGTAAAAGCATTAACATTAGCTACAGATTTAACTGTTGCTGATCATGCAGGAAGATTAATAACTATGGATCCTGCGGGAACACCAACTGCAATTACTATCCCATCAATTATATCTACAGCTGATGCGGCAGTGGCAGGTGCAAGTGATCCAAATAATGCAAGTAC